ACGAATGATTTCCTTAAAATCCTTATTGTTTTGAGGTGAAAAAGACTTGTCTCCTGTGATCATAACATATTTCGCTTGTTTGAACTTTGTTTTGTCCTTTAATTCTTTACGCGGTTTCATTGTCTTGGAATCCAACGGATCTGTGCGAGGTTTTTCAAAAAGCGATTTATTGTTTGAAGAAGTTCCAAAACGAGAGAATCCTATTTCTTCTAAAGCGAGCGCCAGAGGAAGTGCACCTCCATCAATATATTGCGTGTATACCATTACGATTCCTTCCGATTCTTTGATCATTTTGATTATATTTGAAATTTTGGAACTATACTTTTCTAAAATGTCCTCTCTAAAGATGGGTCCGTATTTTTTCAATATATCGGGTTTGTAGGAATAATTGTGTTTCATAGGAACTGGTTTTCGAGTATCGTCTACAAAATCCATGACATTGTATAATCCCCGTTTTCCTACTTGTTGTTCGACAATATTTAGTATATCTTCTTCCAATTCCATAGTGGGATTTTCAACAATCATATCCAATTTTTCATTTGGATATACCATTGTAAGTGCTTCCAATGGATTTTGTAACATACGGAATCCAAATTTATCCAAGTCTTCAAAATCAAATTTACTCGTTTCCATTTCTTCTTGGGTTTTTCGTAAAATCAGATCATAAATCGTTTCTTGGTAATTATCGATCTCATTTACATACAAAGGAGTGTGTTCGATTGGATTCACAATCGTCTTACCATTCATTTGTTTTATTGGTAAATCATAGTTTCGAATATAATTTCCGAGTAATGATTGACCCGCATTTCCAAGACTACCTAATACACTATTCGGTTCTGAAAACACTTTGTTTGGAGCAAATAAAGAAGGATATAAGCGATAAGGAAACGTATACGGATTTTCACCACGCACATATGAAAAATAACCGGTCAATTTTCGTTTTAATAGATCATAACCGCTTTCTTGGATAACAACCCCTTGATCATTCTTTTTTTCTTCTCTAAACTCATCATTGTTGTCAAATACTTCTTTGTTTGCAATAGTAGAACGTTTGTCATTAAGATTCATTAAATTTGTTATCCATATAATCTCTTCAACACTGTTGTACATAGGTGTTGCAGACAATAAGACCATACGCATATTTTCCGAATATTTGGCAATTCTCATTAACAATTGCCCAGTTTTACTGTCTTCGTTGTCTTGAGTGACTTTTAGATTGTGGACTTCATCAATCACAATAAGACGATTATTAAATTCGCGTCGAATAGATTCGATTTCAATTCGTTTTCGCTCTTTTTCATCAAATCCCGAATCTTGTGAAACCTTGATTTTTTTGCGAATATAGTTGCCTAGTTCAATATAACCCATAAACAAATAATTGTTGTTAATAATAGATTGCATTTGAGAAATAATCTTCTCTTTAGGAACATTCTTTAAAGAAGTAGGATTGACCTCTTTTAACAATGCATTTCCAAGACAAGATTGTAAATTCCATACTCCGTTTGTTTCTTTTAACTTTCTCTCATCAAACAACTGCATTTTAAAATTGTTTTGTACGTTTGGTGAAGCCACAATTAAAATACGTTTTTTAATACCCACTTGCTTCATATAAGCTCGCATTTCTTCGGTAATACCAATTGCACTGCAAGTTTTACCAGTGCCAAGTCCGTGATATAAAAATAAACTATTGTAAGGAGTTTGAAAGGACATGAAATTTTTAACAAAAATTTGATGAGGCATTAACTCAAAACTAGCATTGCATAGTTTATTTGCATATTCTTGGACATCGTGTATTTCTCCATCGTATCTATTTTCATAAAATTCTTTGTGTTTAGCGATTTTGTAGGAAAATTCAGGATCGTCTAAATGAGGATACAAAAAATCGTAATCTTCCATTTCATTGGCTATTTCATTTTCAATAATTTCCTTTTTTCTTTTGTATTCATTTGTATTGACCGGAACGTTTGCTAGTACGTCGTTTAATATAACATTATCCTTTTGTTTTTGCGAAGGGGGTAAAATTACTTCTTGGAATTCTTTTTTCTTCTTTTTTTCGTCTTCTTGTTCTTTTGTTTCTTCATTTTCCTCTCTAAACATTGGTTCATTTAGTTCTCGAGTAGGCATTGGTGCAACTGCTTGTGGTTGCACTGCATTACCTTTTTGTTTTTTCTTAATTATTACTTTTTTTTGAGGTTGTTCACCGGTAGTAGATGGTAACATTAATTTATAACTATATAAATTAAGATTATATTTATGTTCGTGTTAAAGCGAAGTATTAAAGATTTTCCATCGTTGTTTTCTTACCGTGACATTCTCTACAATAGGCAATGAGGTTATCTACGTGGTTTGAACCGCCGTCTGCTAAACGTATTTTATGATCCACTTCAAACCAAGCATTTAGTTGGTTTTTGCATCCACCACAACACCAATTTTGTCTAGAAGCAACGAATTTCTTTTTTGTTTCGCTTACTGATCGTTTGTTGCTCTTTTTCCCTGATTCTAGAAGGATTTGACTGCGTCCGCTTGGAACTTGTAGGACAGGATGTCCATATCCGTTTTGAGATCCGAGTTGTTCTGCATTGCCTTGTCCTTGTGAAAAGGTTCTTTGTTTTGTAAAGTCCAAGATAGGAGATAACATAGAAGTCGCGTTTTTATCAACTGGTAAGTACTTTAAATATTCGTTTGATCCCATAATAATGTTTTGGGCATTTTCAGGATTCTTTTTGACTAAAACATATAATACACACGCGCCCACTAAAATACCCGCCATTTGTGCGTATTTTTTGTAGATCATTATTTTTTTCAAATATTTTCCTTCACTATAAATGTGGAAGCATAATCCAGCAACAATTAGTATTAATAACAACTCAAAACGCATAGTTAATATATAATGATATAATGTCTATTTGTAAAAAAAGAAAAGGAATATTAATAATATTATTGTAAACGCCATGACGATGAATTCTTTCTTCAACTGGAATCGTTCGGATATTTTCATTTGAACTGGTTTATAATGATTGCGATATTCATCAAGGGACGCAAAAAGAGACACTTCTTCCTTACCTAACGAAACATTTCGTCGGTTTTGAAAGAAATGCATCCATCGAATAAAAGAATCGCGACTATCTAAATACGGAGAAACGGGATACGCATCAATTAACTTGCTAAATTCATTACCGATCTCCGGGTTCGGAATAAACAAAGGAATGTTTTGAATAAAATCATAGTATTTTCTCTTTGTTACTGAATTTGGTATGGCCGGATAACTATGTGCAATTGTATGAAAGAAAAACCAAAAGTTCGGTTCCCATACTTCCCGATCAAACAATTGAGCGTTTAAAGGAGTAAAGTCGGGAGGTAAATATTGGTTTTTCCGTTCACTATTATATTGTTGTTCTAAAGTATCCATTATTTAAGAAAGTATATAAACAGTGCAGAACATATATATTTATCTATAACATGCAATCAAATAATAATTATTGTAACAATTGTGGTAAAATCGGACATGTATTTAATTTATGTAAAATGCCGATCACAAGTATAGGTATTATTGCATTTCGTAAAAATGAAAACAATGAAATACAATATTTAATGATTCGTAGAAAAGACACTTTAGGACATATTGATTTTATTCGAGGCAAATACAGTGTGAAAAACAAACATTACATACTAAACATGCTAAATCAAATGACCGAAGAAGAAAAAGACAGAATTAAAGAAGGCGACTTTAATAAACTATGGAACCATGTTTGGTGTGACGAAGAAGAGTTGTCTCCGTTATATAAGAACGAAGAATTGTCTTCACGTGAAAAATTCAACCAACTTTTGCAAGGTATAGAAAACAATGGAATATGCTATAATTTACATGATTTAGTGGATGAAAGTAGAAAACAGCAAACATGGAAAGAACCCGAATGGGGATTCCCAAAAGGAAGACGAAACAATTATGAAAACGACTATGATTGTGCATTGCGAGAATTCGAAGAAGAAACAGGCATTAAAAGTAAACAATTAATCAATGTTCAAAATATAATACCGTTTGAAGAAATTTTCACGGGGTCCAATTACAAATCCTATAAACATAAATATTACGTCATGAACATTGATTACAAAAATACTATAAAAGAACATGTGTTTCAAAAGAGTGAAGTCAGTAAGCTCGAGTGGAAAAACGTAGATCAATGTTTAGAAGTAATTCGTGATTACAATTGCGAGAAAAAGAAAATGTTTAAAAGGATTCACAATAGTTTACAAAATTATATTATATTATAGTGGAAAACAAATCTTCATATTTTATAAGGAACTATATATAAAATATGAACAAAAATGAAAATACATATTACAATTTTTTGAAACGCTTTACAAGTTCAGATATGCAAGATGATGAATTTAGAAATTGTGTTATTAAATATAGTGTAACTACTGTCGTTTTTGTGATTGTTTGTGTTGTTTTGTATAATATTATTAGTAATCCGAGTAGAGCAAATTACAATGTGGAAAAATACTTTTTCCTGTATATGTTTCCCTTACTCATGATTTTTGCTATTTTATTAAATATTTCAAGCAATCAGAACAACCGACGTCCATTTTTAGAAATACTTGGAGCATTTGTGGTTTTTGCGATTGTTATTTATTATTATACAATTTCTAGTGGAACGAATCTAGATTTATCAGGAACTACTAATGTTTTATTGATTATTGCTATTAGTCTCGTGGGTCTTGCTATTTTGTATAATCTATTTGTTTCTTATTTAAGCAAACTAAAAGGGTGGCCAGGTTTTATTGCAGAACTGATCTTCTATTTACCCTGTGTTTTATATGATTTATGGTCATATTTATTAGAACAATTTCAATTAACCCCGATTGCTATTTATGGTTTCATATTAATTGAAATCATTTTGATTCTTCTCTATATTTATTTACCCAGTTTGTCGAAATATGTAGCTGGCACAAATAATAGTTTGTTATTGGTTAAAAATGTAATGCCTTTAAACAAGGGTAAACAGGTTATTGCTACAAGTTCCATGTTAAAACAAAAACCGTCTACTGAACAAATTGCAATGGGATTAGACGAACCTTTTTATCTTCGAAATTATGCCATTTCATTATGGGTATTTGTAAATAACCAAACGCCGTCGAATTACAACTATTCACGAGAAAGTGAAATTTTGAATTATGGATATTTAGACAAGGACAATTTGTATCAGGTAAAACCCATGATTACTTATTATGGTGGAGGAAATACGACTGATCAACCCATGGAAAGAAACAAATTCGTCTTTTATTTTGTCAACTACAAAGATTTGGAATTAGAAAATGAAGTAGAATCTATGAATAAGAAAATAACTCAAAACATTGCTGTTACACAAGAAAAAATCAACAATTACACTACTTTAATAAATACCAGTAAATCACCTAGTAATGAACAGTTAAGTGAATCTGAAATTAATAATATGAAACAGGAAATGATAAGTTTGGAAGCATACAAAAATAAATTAATCAATACACAAAAGATTAATAAGGTAACGTACCAAATAGATCAATTGAAAACGGCTATTAAGAATAAAAAACTCACTAAAAACCAAGTTCATGATTTAAACAACAGTTTAAAGTCATCAAACAACGAATTAGAAATATTAAAAAATGAAGACTCCTTCGTGAAAGAACAATTGGATTTTTTAAACAAAGAAGAATATGATACTATGAAATACACCTTTTATCCTGTGTCTATGGAATCGCAAAAATGGAATCAAATCGTATTGAATTACAATGATAACAAAGTCGACCTTTTTATTAATGGAAATTTAGAACGAACATTCTATTTAGCAGGTGAAAATATTCCAAATCCACAACTTAGTCAACAAGATGGTATTTACAATTTCATCCCCAAATACAGTGATTTAGATACAATTACGATTGGTGACGAATTTGGAATAGACGGTGGAATATGTAATGTGGAATACTTCAAACAACCTTTAACATCTGAACAGATTAGTTTCAATTACAATATTTATGCTGACAAGAATCCCCCCATCCCTCGAAGAGAAAAAGAGAACAATGATCTACAATAAAAAACTAATGTATATATATAAGTAAATATGGATGGTACAATGACAACAATTATTTTAGCTATTATTATCATTGTTTTGATTTATATTTTGTACGTTTATTTTGTCAGTAAATCGAAAACATTAGCTAGTTCTGCCAGTTTAAAGGGAACAAACCCCGCTATTACAGATATAAGTAGTGGTCAATCTACTCGGTATGCTTACTCTATTTGGTTATATGTTAATACATGGGATACGACAAGTAACAAAGTCGTATTCTTAAGAAATAACAACATTCAAGTATATTTAGGTAGAGATACACCTACTCTATATTGTGATATTACATTAGCTAATGGAAATACTCAAACAATTACCATTACAGACAATTTCCCATTACAAGCATGGACATGTGTTATTATTAGCGCAGACAATAATATTGTTGATACTTACATTGACGGAAAATTAGTCAACTCTGTTCAATTGAACAGTTATCCCGAAACCCCTGGTGATCCTAGCACTGATCCAGTTGTTTTAGGAAGTGGTTGGGACGCTTATGTATCTGGATTCAAGAATTATAGCGGACCCATTGGTCCTCAACAAGCATATGATATTTACATGGCAGGAAGCGGAAGTGCAGTATCCAGCTTCTTATCTGCATACAGTATTAATATTTCCATTGACAAAAACAACGTTGAAAAGTCATCTTACACATGGAATCTATAATTTTTTAATGAACTTTATTCCATTAAAAAATCACATTAATATATAGATAATAAATATGAGTGAAGAAAATAAAAACTTAGGATCCAATGTGCCAGAAAATCAAAATACAGGATTCTTAGGAAATATTGGAAACAATGTATCAGAATTCGGTAAAAATGTAGCGAATAGTGGTGCTGCTGTAGCCAATAGTATTTCCACCAATATTTCTTCTGCTTCCGAACAAGTATCCAATAGTTTAGACAGTTTTGGCGATGCATCTGCAGTTGACGCGAGCAGCAGTTTCTTAAATTCCAATACATTAATCGCCAAATTCGCGTTTTTACTGTTTGTGTTGATTGCATTTGTCTTTTTATTGAATTTAGGCGTAATGATTATTGGTTATTTCACACAGCCAAAAGGAAACCCTATGTTAGTTTCTGGAACATTAAACGGCGCAAGTAGTTTAGTCATTTCACAAGATCCCAAAAAAAGTGATTCTGTTGAAATATTACGCTCAAATAATCAATCAGGTGGTATGGAATTTACGTGGTCTGTATGGGTATACATCAATGATGTAAAGGTATCTGAAGGTGCTGATTATTCTGTTATTTTCAATAAGGGCAACGGAACCTTTTATTCTGAGGGACCCTATAAAGGTATGTCCACTGTAACAAGTGGCCCAGGTTTATATTTAGACAACAAGGCATCTCAAGAAGGTCGTGTTAATATGGTTGTGGCCATGAGCACAGTATCTACTACAAATGCACGCGAATTAATGGTCATTAAAGACGTTCCCCTACAAAAATGGTTTCATTGTGCAATCCGTCTAGAGAACACCACTTTAGACGCGTATATTAACGGAACTATTACCAATCGTATTATTATGCAAGATGTTCCTGCACAAAACTACGAAGACGTATATATTTGTTCTAATGGTGGTTTCAACGGTAATATTTCCAACTTGCAATATTTCGATAGTGCACTAAGCGTATTCCAAATCAACAATATAGTTGTTTGGGGTAGAAATGCGAAGGCATCTGGCGCAGGAGCAAGTGACGATGCATCAGGATTCCCTTACTATTTATCGAACTTATGGTATAATGCAAACTATTAAAATACAATATGTTTATATAGTAACATATTGATATGTCTGGTTTTGTATCAGATAGTCCTCATATTGATAATAATACCAATGCAACAAATAGTTCTACAAATAACGTCAATCGTCTGCCTGTGTCAAGGGATCATGTTGAAACATTTCATCCGGAAGTATCGGATTGTGAGTCGCAATTGGAAAATCGTCGAATTTATTTACAAATTATTAACGCAAACAATAGTCGCGCCACTATATTTCCTTGTCTAACAAGTCAATACGACACAGATGATCTTACTATTCGGCGAAAACAGGAAATACTAATGCATAATAAACAAAGCACTAAATTAACAAAAAAACAATATTATTCAACACTTGCAACGTCGAATGCAGCAAGTAAACAAGCATGTTTTACAGACACACCTGCTATTACTTCTAATATTCCACTCTATAATTACGCACTAAATACAATTCCAATTAATAGTCAACCATTTAATAACATAAGGGGCAAAGAATTTATAATTCAATCTATTAACAATGCATCTTCAAACACTCCATTTCAACGTATTGCAAATACCGCTCCACCAAACAATTCTAGAGCATTTTCTTTGACACTTCCTATAAAAGCAATTGTTAGTGGCAACTTAACTTCTACAAATGATACAAAATATATGGAACTTACCATAACTACAGCCTCTTTAAAAGTAAAGGATTTACAAACAGGTGAAAATGTATTGAATCAAGTAATGGATATATCCAATCTAAGTAAAATGACGATTACTTTAAATCAAAATGGGAATTTCGAAGCGGGTCTTTATTTAGGAAATTGTATTATCAATAATTTTGTGGTTCCTACGTTTAGAGAATCTGTTCTTGAGTTATCCGTCGAAACCACCCATACATTATTTCACGCACGTGAAGATCTACTCAATCCGAACAATGCGGTTACTACAAACACCAAAATACTTGTCAATGTAACTTCAAACGCGAAAATAGCAAACAATTGTTCTATTAATGAACCTGTAAAAAGTTTTATAGCAACAAATCTAAGCTAATGTATAATGGCTAAATATGCAATTCGTAAATTAGAATTACCCGAAGAATTAATCGACGTTATTTATTCGTTTATTGATCCATGCGTGTACATTAAAAACCTTCCATCTGTTTGGTTCAAACGATTAGTTGATAAGTCAATTTATTATTATCCAGACGACAAATCAAACCATCCATTTTTAACAAAACATTACCTTAAAAGCGAAGGAAAATTATTGGATATATTAGTGAAGAATAAAGCATATAACCTAATACGGAATCACCATTTACGCAATTTACAATTGTAATAATAATATAAAACCATTTTATTAATAAATATAATGGTTTATAGTGAATTGGAAAAAATAGTTAGTCTTTATCCAAATAAAAATTGGGATTTTCATTTACTTTCTCAAAACCCAAATATTAGTCAACAATTTATAGATGAACATCCGGAAATACCATGGAATAATGAATTTCGTTATTATAATCCGAACATACCGGAAACGTTTATTGATGAACATCCCGAAATAAATTGGGATTTCAAGCTCCTCTCCACGTTTCATCATTTAAGTACGTTTTTTATTGAAAAACACATTATTGAATCGTGGGATTATGATCTTTTAAGTATGCATCCAAACATAGATTTCCATTTAGTAAAATCGACTCCTTATTGTCCTTGGTGTTACGAGATGATTTGCTCTCGTTCTAGTTTTATCAATTTTCATTTGTATAAACACAATCCGAATTTTCCATGGATAAGAAGATTTTTGGTTCACAATCCGAATATCAAATGGAAAGATGTTATGGAAAGTGATCTCAAGGAGTATGCGTCTGAATTTTCACACAACCCAAATATTACAACAGAAATTATTGATAAACACCCAGATATAAAATGGGATTGGAGTGCAATATCGAGAACAATCGTGTTGACCGAGGAAATGTTATATGAAAATAGACCATGGAATTATTATTGGTTAAGTTCAAATACAAGTCTTACGTGGAAAATGGTCGATAATCAAAAGGAAAGGGATTGGGATTTATATTATATTTTCGCTAATTTCCATATTTCTGAAAAAAGTATTGAATTTTTTGTTAATGAAAGAAACCGATTGTTAATGGATTGGTGGCGTATTAGTTTCCATAAAAACATTCCTTTGCATGTGTTAAATAAATACAAAGATTTTATTATATGGGAATACATAGGATACAATGAAAACTTAACACTGGAATTTATACAAAGCAATGAAGAATTGTTTACAAGTTACGATTGTTTGTCGTATAATACATTTGATTTCAAAAAAAAGGAAAAAGAAAAACAAGACTATTACTATTATTGTTCAACCAAGTCCAGATGCATTGAAAAAACAAAGAAAATCGAAGAAGAATTGATTCAAATTACATGGCATCCTTCACGATTTATGGATTGGTGTTTGGACAATGAACAAAAAGAAGAATTGTCTTATGCTTTTGCATAATGTTCTACTTGTGTTACTTCCTTTTCTTTTTCGATTAAATCAACCACATGTTCGTCCAAAATAATCGACGTATATGAACCACCGCGCGTATTATCCACTCCAAACATGTGCATGAAAAGCTTCACTGTTTTATCAATATCATACAAATCCTTAATTTCCATAGTAAACACGATTTTTTGAGGTTTATATACCTGGATAAATTCGTGTTTTTCTGCAGCTTTTTTCATAATAGATTCGTGACTTTCATCTTTAAAGTCTACATATAAGAACATTTTGTCTTGCTCTAAAGAAATAAAATACATATATAGTTTGTTTTCGTGTATATTCAAACCTATATTCGGTTCACGTAACATATTTACTCCCATTGAAGCCTGTAACATTGGTAAAAATACATTGCGCATGGAAGTTGGTGAGCTTTGGTTTCCCATTTCGAAAGGAGGAGCATGATTTCCTTCCAACCAACGAAATTGGTTAAAATAGTCGGATTGCCAGTCAAATTCTATAGGATTTCCCATATCATCGTCGTCGTAGTAAAACATATACGTATATAAATATTGCATTGTATAAATCATTTATTTACGAATAAATAAATGTTTTTATTGTGGCTTCTGGAAATATAACCCGGGTTGAGGACCCATGGTGCTTGGTTGATTCATACGATAATAGTCAGAAGCATAGTAAGGATTCATCATATTTGCATACATCATATTTGGGTATACATTACTTTGCACATATTTCGGCATAGTTGCTACATATTTGTTTTGAGGCAAATAATTTCCCAAAGGAGGAGAATAAGCGGCTTTAGGTGGCACAGGAGGCATCATTCCCCAATTTTTCGCAAGAGGTTGTTTCATTTGCACGACGGGTTTATCGGTGCATTCTTTCTCACTGGGATATTCTTTTCCGGATTCACATAATTCATTCGAATCCATGGAAACACATGTTCGTTTTCCGTCAAATTCCCCTACAAAGCAATATGCTTGGTGAGGTTGTCCGCTAGAATCCGAATGATGTTTCTCTTTTTGGATTGTTTTATCTAAATCTTTGGTGGTGGTTGTACCGGTAGATGAAGAAGGATTTGCTTCTGTTACATTAATATTCAAAGGCATAGAAGACTCACTCATTATCATTTCGGCCATATCAGCAGTGGTTTTTAGAACTTCACTTGTGTGTTCGTGAGCACGTGCATTTTGCTCTAAGGTATAAGGATAAGTTTGTTGAGCAAGCATTTTACTTTCAAAAAGTTGTCTATAATAAGGGTTTTCTTGTAAAAGGGGTCCGTCTACATTGTCTTCGTTTTGCAAAAGATTACCAACGGAATGAGCAGTTCCCTCTGCAATATCAATACCGGTACGAGCTACATCAGCAGTAACATCGGCACTTACATTAATAGCAAGGCCAATATAATAGAAAATGAAACTCAATATATTGTCAAACAAAGGTCGAATAATATTTACTAATAACTCCAATAATCTTCCAACGTAAACTAATATATTTATTCCTAAAAAGCTTAAAATGAGGAGAAAAACCAAAACAAAAATAATAACGTTTTTAGTCGAAAACAATTGATTGGGGTTTTTCATTACATTGCCCATTTGTTTCATTGTATTATTTAGTCCTTTATTCGTGTTTTCCATTTATGATTATTGATATATTATATTTACACAAAATATATTTTCGTTTGAAAAGAATATAGTAATTCTCTTTACTGTATATTAATAATGCCCGGTTTTATGGATACGTTTTTCTTTCTAAGTTTAGGCATTGCCTTTGTATTGATTTTATTGTTGGTTTACCACTTTAAACAACGACTTACTGCTACTGAAAACAAATGCGATACTATGTTTGAAATTATCAACGGTTTGGCGTCCGAAGTCAATAATATGAAAGGCGCGCTGATTGCTCGTGCACCACCTCGCCCTGTTCAAATGCCTCCTCAAATGGGTGGTATGCCTTTACCACCTGGTCGTATGTTTAGCAATATGTCCAATGAGAATGTAAACAAGGCAAATATCCAAGATCTAGAAAATGATGATGATATAACTGAGGAAGAGGACAGTGACGATGAGGAGGAGGACGAAAATGAAGAGGAAAGTGGCGACGAAGACGAGGAGGAAGAAAGTGGCGATGAGGAGGACGAGGACAGTGATGATGAAGAGGGGGAAGAGCGCGAAGATATGGATGTCATAGGAACAAAAATGATCATTCAAGAGGATAATAGTGAGGAAAAGATCATGGTTTCGGATAGTGAGGAAGTTGTAGAAGAAAAACCTGATTATGAAAAAATGAATTTAGTCAATCTTAAAAAATATGTTATTGAAAAAGGTTTAATCGAAAACCCCAAGAAGATGAAAAAGTCGGAAATTATAGAGGCTCTAAGTAGTATGTAAATGAATTTTTAATATATAAAACATTTTATCCTGTCATTATATAATGTTTTCTTATCCTAATCCAGAATCAACCAAATCAGCCTATCCTTCGAGTGTCCCCAAGTCTACTTTAGGCTATACTACAAACAATATTTATCCCGGGTTTCCACCTATGATGGCTGATGGTAGATCGATTGTTGCTTCCCATCAACCGGAAACAGTATTAAACAACACCATATTAAAGGAAGCTGGTATCAAGTCCAATTGGGAATATCGTAATTATTTAACAAGCCATGGGGAATCGGTTATGCGTGACAACTTTGTAGAAGCATCCAACGACGCTGGATATTTTAAGCGTTTTTTACCCAGTCAACAAGGCGATTTCAGTTCTTTTTTGCAAGAGCCCAAACGTTATAGTTCTTATGAAGAAAACGCTATGCCAATTGAAAGTCGCAAACAAAGTGATTTAAAAGATTTATATTTAAAGAAGGAAGAGCTAAATGCTCGCAAAATGGTTGACAAGCCCATGACCCAAGAAGAATTACTTAAACAACATTACAAGTAAATTTGAAACTTCCTAAAAACATTACTTAAAACCTTAGTTTGGATTTAAGTAATATGAAACTCATTAGTTACGACGTAGGTATCAAAAACATGGCCTATGTTATTTTCGATATACAGCATGATAGTTTATCAATATGTGATTGGAATGTCATCAATTTGATGCAAGTGACAGAAATACCTCAAAAAACGTGTGTTTTCGAAATAGTTAAAAAGAAGTCTCTCTTGGAATCTTCTCCAAAAATTTGTGGAAACAAGGCGAACTATGAAAAAGACGGATTGTGTTTTTGTACCATGCACGCAAAAAAAATGGCGAAGTCCAAGAACTATTTATTTCCAGAAACATCGAAAATCAGCGAAATTCGCAAACATTCTTTAGACAAATTGCATGCTCTTGGAATTTCCTACGGAATCTTTTTAGAAACAGGTTGTCCGAAAACAAAAAAAGAAAGTTTAGAGAAAGTAATCAGTTATATTCAACAAAATAGTATGCAAAAAATCGACCAAAAACGGGAAAAAGCGGGGGAAGTTGATTTAATTACTCTTGGACGCTCCTTAAAACACGAATTAGATGGACTGAATCATTTAGAAGGACTGACGCACATTATTATTGAAAACCAGATTTCGCCCATTGCTACACGAATGAAAACACTCCAGGGTATGTTGGCGCAATATTATATTATGAAAGATGACGGCGGAGATTTCACTTTAGAGTTCATATCTTCTTCGAACAAACTAAAACATTTAGTAAAAAAGCAAGACCAAGAAAATAACTACAAACAACATAAATTAGACAGTATTCATTTTTGCAAAGAATTTTTAGAAGCAAATCCAAGACTGTCTTTATGGAAATCTTCTTTAGAAACGCGAAAAAAAGATGATTTGGCGGACTGTTTTTTACAGGGCATTTATTATTTAAAAACGCAAAAACTAATAACTTATGCGGAAGACTTAAAAATAAATAGTATTAGTTTATCATAAATGGAAGTAATCGATATTGGTATTAACGACTTAGAAACCGCGCCTTTGTCGATCAATGAAGACAAAATGGAAAATATATCTACTTCTATAGATCCGGAGCCTTCGATTAAACCTTCGGTAAATTTTGGACCCGGCATTGAATTGTTAATGAATGATAAAAATATTTCCGGTTCGCATTCCACAAATGTAGAAATGGATGATTTAGACCAACTAGAGAAGGAACTGAACGAAGCATCGGGAGTATCCGATGGAACGAAGGAAATGAATATGGGTGGAAGTTCTGCCATACAAGAAGGGATCGGAGGTTTAGGTAATTTATTTAATTTTGGAAACAAGGGTGCTACTGACACCGTAAAATTAGATAGTTTAAGCGAAGAGCCCAACAATTCCAATTTAGGCGCAGCTACCATGGAAAGTGTAGGCAATACGAAAACATGGGACGGATTTTCCAAGGTAAACGAATTACCAAAAGCATCTTCCGGTCCTCGTATGAATGATCGCGAGAAAAGACGAAAAAAGCGTGCTATGTTGAAAAAATTAGACGAATGGTACGAAAAGGGTCATGTGAAACATAGCAGTAACTTCACGATGGAGTCGGATTTTGACGAGGTAGAAGACGAATATGAGACCATTATGGAGGAGAAACGTAAGAAGGACAGTGTAAAGTTACAGGGTTGGTGGTTTTCTACTATTGTAAGTTCACTTGAATATGCAAACGCCGTATTCGATCCATTTGGATTAAATCTAGATGGTTGGGGTGAGCAAATTAATGAAGATATTGACAGTTACGAGGAGATTTTTGCCGAATTACACGAGAAATACAAAGGAGGAAAAATGGCGCCTGAATTGTCTTTGTTGTTACGTTTGGGTTTTAGTGGTGCCGTGTTGAATATTACAAACAAAGCCCTTTCTACTGCAACACCCGGATTCAATGACGTAATTAAACAAAGTCCTGAATTAATGAAAATGTTCTCTGATGCAACTGTTCAGAGTATGAGTAATCAAAGTCCAGCTATGGATTTCGTCAGTGAAATGTTGAATCCTGACAACAAACCCAATACTTCGTTCGGTCCTCCTCCTCCCGCTATGGAGACGAAAAACGCTGGAGCACCTCAGCGTCCTGGTATGCAGTTTACACAGGGTCCATCCAATCGCCCTGATATTGCAATGGGAAGAGGAGCAATGTTTAGAGAGCAAGGTATTGATATCAACCAACAAGAGGAAAATCTACAGAGCCAACAAAGAACACGTGTTCAACCTCCACCTCGCGAACCTTCAAACAGCAATACACAAGGACCACGTCCAGAAATGAAGGGTCCCCAAAACGTAGATTTAGATAATATTTTGTCTGGATTAAAGACAAAAGAAATAAATATTCACAATGAGATGAAAGAAGCGGGTGGTGGTGAATCGATGGTAAGTGTGAGTTCTTTAAGGGAAGCTCAAGGAAATGTATTGCCCAAGAAAACAAAACGTAAACAAAAATCAGATAAAAACACTATTTCCTTAGACATTTAAAAAATATATAATGTCAATATAAACATGTTGGGGCGCTTATTGGATCAAATAACTTTTTCTTATTTTACACATCCTGCATCAGTATGCATGAGTTATTTTCAACATCTCCTTTTTTCCTTTAAAGTTGGATTGAAATTAGCATTTGGTACAGGAAAAGCTTTTATTCATGGTATATATCCTGATATATACGTTACTTCTACATCGGATTTAATCAAAGATCTTCAAGAAGAAATAAAAAATATAGGTTGTCGTTAAATATTGATTTGTTGTAAATCAATATTTATTTCTTTTTAGCAAATACAGCGGAAAATAACCAAACAATAGCCAATATACTGACGATTGTTGAAGTCGGTGCGGCAATTTCTAAAATATGTTTTGGGATTAATGCTTTGTGACTATCGAAAATAGCTCCTTGCCATTGCCATGTAATATGAGCAAGTAAAGGAATCAAATTACTAATGGTAATCAAAAGAACTAGATAAAAGGCTTGATTGGAAAGAACGGAATTCTTTAATTGTTGACGTAATCCAGGAATACGTAATAATACGCCTAAAGCACAAAGAATTAAAAAGATGGCTAATACATGATCAGTCGCATTTTCTTTTTGAAGTTGGTTTAAATACAATTGA